AATATGCTAAAATAAACACATAAGATGATTAAGAAAACTTTTGGTGGTTCTTTGTTGACCACAAACACAACTCTCTACGAAGTACCTGCTGAGAAAAAAGCCCAGTGGGTACTTTTGTATGCTACTAATACATCAGGTTCTACTTCTAACTTCTCCGTAGACTTCTATGATTCTTCAGAGTCAGCTACTTTAGCAATCTTTGATGATTATAGTTTATCAGCTAAGGAATTCTTTAAGATTGGTGGAGAGTTTAACGAATTTGTTTCAATGAAGGCAGGAGACAAGATTATTGCTTCTTGTAGCACTGACAATGCAGTTACCATGTTAGTGTCGATCATTGAAGAGAATGATATAATTCAAGGTGGATAATGGACATCCCAATAATTTACTCAGACAAGTACGTTATTAGTCTTGAGGTGATCCTGAGGGGCAAGAAAGCTGCTCAGTTTATCCATGCAGATGTGACTGACTGGAGTAAAGAAACTTACAAGGAGTTAAAACAAAAGTGGGCAGAATTTAGGGCAATCCATCGGGACACTATCTACGCCTATCCACAGGAAGCTAAGACTGCAAAGTTTGCAGAAAAGTTTGGGTTTACCCCAATAGGTGACATTATGAGGCATAAAGTCTAATGGGTGGTGTAGTAAGTAGCGTCTTTGATGCCGTAGGCGACGTTGTAGAAGGCGTTGTTGATGTCGTTGAAGACGTAGTCGACGGTGTCGGTGACTTTGTAGGCGACGTAGGTGAGTTTGCTGTAGATGCAGTGCGTAGTCCTATTGGTCAAATTGCAGTCTCTGTTGCATTTCCTCAATACGCTGCATACATCAATGCTGCTGCAAAAGTAGCTAATGGCGAAGATCTAAATGCTTTTGACTTCGTCTCTCTAGGCATCCAAGGCTACTCAGACCTTAATGCAGGTGTCGAAGTTCCCGCAAATGTACAGAAGGCTGCTCGTACTGCAGCACGTATTGCTGATGGTGCTGATCCTGTCACTGCTTTGGTTGGTGCTTATGGTGCCGATTGGATTGCTGAGACTGGAATCACAGAAACACTTGAGAACACCGTAGGTGATGTTTTTGGTGAGGACGCTTGGCAGTTCGTTGCTGAGAAGATGGACTTCGATCAAGCTGCAGCAGACTTACTTGCAGGTGAAGATCCAATGCGTATGTTAACCAATCAGTTTGGTGACGAAGCAGTTGGTTATCTGTCTTCAAGTGATCCTAATCTACAAGCATTAGGCTTCTCTGGTATTGAAACACTTAACGCATTAAATGAAGGCGTAGATCCTGCCAAAGCACTCCTAAGAGGTGCTCAGGACTACTATCGTCGTGGTGGTGAATTACCAGACTTAGGTGAACTAGGTTCAATGACTGGTATTGAAATTCCAGACTTAGGCTTAGGTGATTTCCTGAGTGAGGTTGGACAAGATATTAAAGACTTTCTGCCAGAGATGAGCTTTGAGGGTCTTAAGAACCTTAAGGACTTAGGTTGGGATCTTAAAGGCGTAGACTTTGAAGGTTTTGACTTTGGTAATATTGAAGGCATCGACTTACCAAAACTAGGTGAGTTAGGTCTTGACATTGGTGACCTTGACATTAACGTTCCACAACTAAAAGAAGCTTTGGCATTCCAAGGTATCTTAGGTGGTCAAGGTGGAACTACAGCTTCACCAGTACAATTTGAAGATGTCAGTGCTGCGTTTAAGAAAACTGGTTTAGAAAATGATTTGCTTGACAATACTCCATCAAGAGCACGTCAGCTATTAGCAGAGGTTTAATGTGACTTATTTAGAACTTGTAAATGCAGTAATGCGTCGTCTACGTGAAGATGAAGTCACTACTGTTGATGAATCTGACTACTCAAAACTTATTGGTGATTTTGTCAATGATGCTAAACGACTAGCAGAGGACGCTTGGAACTGGACTGCCCTACGTGCTACCCATACCATCACGACAGTTTCTGGCGTCCCTACCTATTCCCTAACTGACTTTGGCACTCGTGGTAAAGTTAATGATGTTCACAACGAAACTGATAACTTGGTTGTTCGTTATGAGTCACTACCACGTATCCGTGAGTTAAACCTAGGTACTAACAATGCTAGTGGCACTATTGTCTACTATACGATTGATGGTGTAGATGCTAACGGTGACATTAAAGTACGTTTCTATCAAACTCCTAACTCAGTCAAGACAATCACTGTATATGGCACTAAGCGTCCTTCAAACCTCTCAAGCGACTCTGATGAACTCCTAATTCCATCATCTCCAGTAGTCAACTGGGCATATGCTTATGCACTACGTGAGCGTGGTGAAACTGGTGGTGAGTCAGGTTCAGAGCAAGCAATCTTTGCACAGAATGACTTAGCAACTGCAATCGCACTGGACTCACAATATCATCCTGAAGAGTTACTCTGGGAAACCGTATAATGGCTAAAACGTTACAGAGCATTGCCATTCAAGCTCCGGGTTTCTACGGTCTAAACACCGAGGATAGCCCTACAGCTCTGTCTGAGCAGTTTGCACTGGATGCTACTAACTGTGTTATTGACCAGTATGGTCGTATCGGTGCTCGTAAGGGTTGGGAGTATTATACCACTACCAATCCAGATAGTCTTGTGTCTATCAGTCAGTTTATTCAGGAAGATGGTACTTATGATATTGTCAGCGCATCAGCTACTGCAATTTATGTAGGTGAAGAAACACTGACTGACATTACACCTTCAGGCTACACTGTGGGTGATGGTCGTTATCAGTATGCAACACTAAATAACAAACATTATATGTTCCGTAAGGACTCTAAGCCTGTCGTGTACGATGGCACTACTGCAGTTGCTATTGAAGATCATGCAGACTACTCAGGTACTGTTCCTCAGGCTAATGTTTGTATCTCTTCCTTTGGACGCCTTTGGGCTGCTAATACAACTGCAGATACTACAACCATCTACTGGTCAGACCTACTGACTGGTATGAAGTGGGATACAGGTTCTTCAGGTTCCATTGATGTCTCTAAAGTGTGGGCAGATGGTTCTGATAGTATTACTGCACTGGCAGCACATAACAACTTCCTAATCATCTTTGGTAAACGTCAGATCTTGGTATATCAAGGTGCTTCAGATCCTGCCACAATGTCTCTAGCGGACACTGTAGTTGGTATTGGTTGTGTTGCTCGTGACTCAGTACAAAGCACTGGTTCAGATCTATTATTCTTATCTGATTCAGGTGTACGTAGTTTTAGACGTACCATTCAAGAGAAGTCAATTCCAATCACTGACATCTCTAAGAACATCCGTTCTCAGTTAGACACCTATGTGTTGTCAGAGACAGGACATATTACTTCTGTCTACTCACCTGAAGATGCTTTCTACTTACTTCAGTTACCTACGTCACAACAGACATATTGTTTTGATACTCGTACTCCACTACAAGATGGTTCCTATCGTGCAACCATTTGGAATGCAATCAATCCTCAGTGTATGATGCGTAGTATTGACGGTGACTTACACTTTGGTAAGGAACTTGGTGTAGCACGTTACACAGGTTATGACGATAATGGTTCTCCATATCAGATGTCATACTTTACTAACTACTTAGACTTTGGTGCTCCAAGTAACCTTAAGCTACTTAAGAACCTTAAGATCACCGTAATCGGTGGTAGTGCGACTGACGTAACACTCAACTGGGGTTATGACTACAGCTACGCATACAAGAAGAAACGTTTCACTCTGACAACTCAGGTCATTGCTGAGTATAACATTGCAGAGTATAACGAAGGTGAGTTCAACGCAGGTGTTCTAGTAAACCGTCCTAACGTAAACGCTAGTGGTGGTGGAGCAGTAGTACAACTGGGTGTGGAAGCAGAAATCAATGGTGCGCCAGTTTCAATTCAGCGCATGACAGCACAAGCAATCGTAGGAAGGACTATCTAATGTCGAACTATACTAAAACTACTAACTTTGCAGTTAAGGATACACTGGCATCAGGTAACCCTGCGAAGATCATTAAAGGCTCAGAGATTAATACTGAGTTCGATAACGTTGCAACTGCAGTGGCAACTAAGGCAAACACAGCATCACCTACCTTCACTGGTACTGTGACTGTTCCAACCTTGACCGTCACAGGTACTGCAACTGTGGGTACTGTTGATGGAGGCACGTTCTAATGGCAACAGCAGATGTAATCAGTGGGTTACTGAGCGGAGGTAGTCAGTTAGCTGCTGCTTATCTCCCATATCAGGCTGCAGGAGAGTCATCTCAGGCACTTCAACAGATGGCTAATCGTTTCATCTCTGAGTCTGGCAAATTAGGCACTCAAGCAGCAGAAGCAGCAGCCTTTAAACCTTTCTCAATCACTACAGGCACTGGCACTACTAATGTAGGCGCAGGTGGTTCGATTAACCAACAGTTAGCTCAACAACCTTCTGCAATCCAACAGGCAATGTTGAGTCAAGCTTCGGGTCTTGCAGGAACACCTACAGCGTCTGCTCAGGACATCTACAGCCAACTTCAGGCATCTCAAGCAGGTGAGGCTGAAAGAGCACGTCTTGCCCTTGAGAATCGATTACAGGCTCAAGGTCGTGGTGATGTACGTACTGCAGCTTATGGTGGTACTCCAGAGCAATTAGCAATGGAGAAAGCATTACAAGAACAATCATCTAAGAACTGGTTGGCTGCTCAAACATTAGCTCCACAGCTTGCAGGTCAAAACATTCAGAATGTCGCAGGTGCCTTAGGTGCTTCCTATACACCTCAGACACAAGAGTTCAATGCACTTCAGAACGCCATTGCAACCTCTAAGCTTGCACAAGCAGGTGCCTTAGGTGAATCTGAAGCACTCTACAAGACTGGTATTGCAGGTCTAACGACTGAGGCAGATCTTGTGTCAGCTCAGGCAGCTCTTGAGGCACAACGTGGTCGTGACCTTGCAACTGCATTGACTGGTTTGTTCTCAACACAAGGTGGTGGGTCAACAGGCTCTACCCC